CAAATGGAGCATCTTGTGCTATTCTACTAAATTGCGTTAATGTGTTACCCGCATTGGCAACCTTTGGAGCTGCGGATGCAAAAGTTTGCCCGGTATCTTTTATAGTACTTTTAAGGCTGTTTAAACTTGCCTTTGCATCTTTTATTTGTGCATTTATTTCAGTAGTATCTAAACCAACTTTTAACCTATCAAGTTTTACCTTTGACAGTTCTTTTATATCAAACTCAACCTCTTTGATTTTCTTTTCAAAGTCGGTAATGTCTGCTCCAATCTCAACTGTTAATTTACCTCCTGCCATTATGCTTTTATTTTTTCTTGATATTTTCTAAACTCATTCATAAACCTTTCTTTCATCTCATCCGTTACACCTGACCTAACTTGCTTTTCATTATTCAAAGGCAAAAACGCTTCTTTGCGTTTAACCATCTTTTTAGGATCTTGGTGTGGTGCAATGTAACTCGTCCACATTAACTCCCTTAACTTTTGCCAATCATATAAATCAATCCTTTTATATGCAAAAAGTCGAATTTGAAACTCCGCCCACGTCATATCGTAAACCGCTTCCAAACTCGACATTCTTAATTCACCAATGGCAAAAGAAATTACATCCTCGCTCCAGTTTATTTTTTCGTTACTATTTTTTTTTTGCTTTTATCTTCAGGAACATCCTTTATTAAGGATTGAGTAAACGCTTCAAAGAAACTTTTAACCACTTCGCTATCCATTCCTACTTCATCAATCCACTCTGCTACATCAAAAGCATCAAAGTCAGGAAATTCATTTCTACGTTTAAAACCGAAAGCACAACTATAAAACATAATTAAAGGAATCCATTTAAAAGGATTCTCTGCTAATTTAGCATCAATCTCATTCATTGCTATGTTTTCGCTTTCAAGTAAGTTTCCTAAAAAACCTAATCCGAAATGAAATACACGCTCTTTTTCTCCAATAGTTAAGGTTATTTGTTTCATTAATCGTTAGGATCTGTTAATACTATTGCACCATCACCATCCAAAGTAAGTGAGAAAGTTGTAACCTCGTCACCGCTTCCAAAAGTAGCACTTAAATCAGTAATGTAAGCATCACCATAGTATTTTACAGAAGTAGCATCATCAACGTTTGTATCAAGTTTCCACGTTACTAACGTTTTGTTTTGTTGTAATAAAAACAAAGCATCATGTGAAGCTTTTGCATCATCACCTCCAGCAGTAGTAGTGTCGATATATTCACCTTCTGCATCTACTGAATAACTAAATGTACCTGGGGTTTTCTTAACTACACCCGGAAAGCATTTAGTTGTGCTTTCAATCATTGCTAATGTTGTGTTTAATCCATTTGAAGTAAGACAAGCAACAGGCTTATAGGCTGCTGTGTCCCAAATGTAAAGTATTCCTTTTTCGCCTCTTATTGACATATTTTCTATTTTTTATAAATTAATGATTTCAAATTCAAAGATAATAATTTTATTTATATTTATTCTAAATAATTATAAAATTTATTCTAATGTTAAAATTACTCGAATAAAGTTACGATAAACCGTTTGTGTTGTTGTGCTGCTATCTAAATTACTTGGGAACTCATATCTACGATTAATAACTGTAAATCCATCAATAGTAACGTTTTCAATTAATGATAATATATTGTTTTCCATATCATCGTTAATTAATCTACTGCCAACATTACCAGCACCATTGTAAATCTTTACAATATCTAAAAGAGTATAAGAAATCCATTGGTAATTGCATTTAGTAGCTTTGTCAATTTCTTTGTCCTGTGTTGATATAATAACGTATTGACTCGGATTATCATTGCCGGTTACTTGCATATCATAACAATCATAATCGCCTATTATGGCATCGTATAAAGCTTTCCTAACGTATTTATTTGGATTTACCATATTTCTCTAATACTTTTTTTAACTTCTCTAAATATTCTGTTCTGCCTTGCAATAACGCAGGATATAAATAAGGTCTTGCTCTTAAATTAATTTGCTTTATTCCTTTACCTTTAAACTTAATCGCTTGATCCTTTAGTTCGTTTGGAACATTAACTAAACCACCTGTTCCAAATTCAACGAATGGGGCATAAGGAGCAATAACACCACCAGCTTCAATCTTCCAATTTAATGGAGTATCTTTTACCGCTTGTATAGATTGTCCTAACTTACCAAAGTTTGCCGGAGCATAATTTTTAGCGTTCTTTTCAATATTACGAGCCACCAATTCAGTAACTCCTTCAATATCCTTTTCAGCTTCTTTGCCGTACTTTCTTATATTAGCTAAAACACTATTTAAGCCTTTTATTTCCATTAGGTTCTTTGAGTGGCTTGTATTTCAATATCAATATTATCCAACTCAATATTTAAGATACTATCAATATTGTAAATAACACTATTATAAACAATGAAGTTATCTTTTATAGAAATATTTAAATTTGGATTGTTACGAACAGTAAATATTACCTGAACAAAATTATCGTTTTGTCCGTTCTCGTTTGTTCTTGAAGCATTGTTTGTAGTTACGTTTGCCCAAAGAGTATAATCTAAAGCAGTTGTTACGGTATTTCCACCGAATCCATCGGAAACAGTTGTAGTTGTCCACATTTCAATAATTCTATCGTATTTTCTTGCAATCATTATAAAAATCGTCTGTTAACATCAATGTTAGATAAGACAAAGTCAGGAACGGAATTCATAGCGTTTTTAGTTTCTGAATTGTAAAACCAAAAGTTTATCAATTGCAAAGCTGAATCAATTAACTCCGAAGGAATATCATCAACAGAAGTATATCCAGTTGTTAAAGTAACCATGTTATTAACCGTTGGAACAATAGCAAATAAAGGTCTGTAAATTATATCTAATTCGGTTTCAGTATTGTCAATAGGATAATCATAAACTCTAACTTGTTGCACTAAAGCGCAATCTTTAAAATATACTTTATCACGTGTTTTAAATATATGATTTGTACGTTTCTCAATAAATGAAAGTGCAGAGTTTATCATTCCGGTTATTTCATCATCGGTAACGGTTTGCCCATCATCGATTTTTAAATATAACTTCGCTTGTTCTAAAGAAATAACATCGGTATAATTAGTCATTATTTTTTGCTTTTAGTTTCTTTTACTTCTTTTACTTCTTTTACTTCTTCAATATAACCATCAGTAAGCATTCCTAAAGCTTGTTCTTTAGTTAACTCAATAGTTTGGTTTACTTTATAGTTTTGTTTGTTAGAATGAGTGTAAAATGGTTTTAATACTTTAAATGTCATTTGGAGTTTATTAGTATAATTATTTAAAATAAAAAAAGCCACCACATTCAAGTAGTGGCTTTAGTTTAAAAATCTTAATGATTATGCAGTAGCAGTAAAATCACCATAAACAATCGCTAATGGCTGCTCAACAGCTAAAGCAACTTGAGCCTCAATACGAGCTGTGATATTGTTGTTAACAAAGTTTGTTCCTTCTGTTTCAGAAAACTCTAAAGACAATCCTTCAGTAGTTACTTTGTTTACTCTTGTCCAATCACCTACATAGTATTTGTTAGCAGCTAACCAAGTAGCTTTAAATACTTGAACTCCTGCAACTCTTAAAACTCCACCTTCGTAAGTAACGGCAGACTCTAAATCCATTTTCGCAGTTTTCAAGATATCTAAATAATCAGTTGGTCTGATAACAATACCATTTACAGTATAGTTTGCATCTTCTAATTTACCAATCTCATTGATAAGCATTTCAGATTTAGAACTTCCTGTTATGATTTCAGTTGAAGCTGTAGCATCATCAGCTAATATTGTGTTGAATGCAGCGTTTTCAGCTTTCAAGTAATCTCTTCTTAATAAGTCAGGAATAGCTGAAGTGATGTAAGAAAGATTGTTACGCATTTTTTTAGAGTAACGAGCAAAACCAGCGATGAAGTTTGTTGAAACATCAACAGCAGTAAAGTCGTAATCTCTTTGATTTTTAGCAGCTCCTTCTGAATTTGCTCCGATTGATCCTTCTCCTGCACCTTCTACTGTATAAGTATAAGTTCCACCATTAATGTTAATGTTACCTGTTAAGTCAGCAACGTTTAACATTTGTGAAGGGAATCTAACTATATCAAAGTTATAATCTCTTGGCTCTTCTCCAGTAAAGTTAGCAGTAGTCATATTTCCTACAGCTTTCAATCTGATTTTGTTGTTTTCACCAACTGTTGCAATTCTTTCAGCGTTATCTTTAATTAAAGATTTGATGTTGTCAACATTTGCGTTAGCTTCAGCTTTAGCTTTCTCTTGAAGTTTTACATCCAATTTGTCAGCGTGATCTTGTACAGCTTTCAAGTCAGCAGTAAATTTAGCTTCCAATTCTTCACGTACTGATTTAATATCAGCTTCGAAAGTAGATTTGATTGAAGCAGTTAATTTTGTTTCAAAAGCATCGATTGCGCTTTTTACTTCTGTAGCGGTTTTAGTTTCCAATCCGCTTTTAATGTTTGCCAATTCGGCTAATAATTTTTCGTCCATTTTTATTTTATGTTTAACGAGTTTGTAAATGATTTTAACGTGTCTAATATAAGCGGCTCATCTTCTGGAGTGTCAGGTTCTGACGGCTCATCTGTAAGTGCTTTTAATAATGTTTCGATTTGTTTTAATCTGATATCGGAATAATCCAAATCGTATGCTTTTGTTATCAATTCCATTAAACCATAATGCGATTTAATAGCTTTTATATTTTGTACTGTACTCAATTCATTCGCTGCCCAACTTGATAGGAATGAATATTCAGCAAGTTTATACTCTGTAATTTTGGCTTTCTCTTTTGCATCTCTACTCATTACCTTATAACCAATACTTAACTCTGCATTTAGATTGCTATCGTGCATAAGTTTAACATCGGTAAACATATCACGACCTAAATCCTTTTTCATATTGAATTGGGTTGTAGTTAGCAAACCATAAGTATCTTTAGTATCAATAACTAAAGGAACACCAATCATCATAGTTGGATTGTGATCCTTCAATACTCTAATACGTTTGAAGTTTTCTGCAACCGTTTTGTTAAACGATCCATAAGCAGAAATATCACCATCGCTGTCTTTTACATTGTAAACGTTAGCATAAGCAGTAACAACTCCTTTGCTTTCGTCTAACTCTTTCAAGTCGTATGCTAATTGTTTGAACTCTATTCTCTCCATTAAAAGTAGTGTTTATAGATACAAAGATATAAATTTTATTTAGACTTAATATAAATAGTATATATTTTTTTTAGAACGTAAAGAAAGTTTGTTTTAAGTCAAAGTAGAAACGCATTGCTAAAGCATCAGAGTAATCCGGTGAATGGCCAATTAATTCCTTTACTTTCTCTTTTGGAAGTATTCTTAACTTACCATCTTGGTCAATCTTATCTCTTTTAACCTGTTCTAACTCTTTGCAGATAGTATCTTGAACATCGGCATTGTTGCAATCAATAAATAGCTTATTGGATTGTATTAGTTCAGCGAGTTTATAATAGCATTGTGTTTTTAGGTTTTGATACTCTACATTATTATTTTCCTCTTTTAATGCTTTGGAGTTGTTTACAAATCCTTTGCAACGGACAATATCCACAACACCACCACCAACACCATCTTCATCGGCAACAACATTTGACAATGGCACCCGATGTTTATTCATTAACGATTTGATTGCTTCGGCAGTTTCGGTAATACTTGATTTGTCTAAAGTAAATATCTCAATAACCCGGAAGCCACTCCAAACTAATATAACCATCTTATCACTTCCGTATCGAGCAATATCGGCACTAATATACATATCACCAGCATCAACAAAGTCGTTAGTAAATATGTTCTGTATCTTATCAAAGTCGATTAGCCTTGCAGGATCATTGTCGAACTCCCAATTACCATAATATAACCTTTGCTTACTATTCTCATCCAAAGCAAGTAAACTATCTAAATAGGATGGAGGTAAGTTTGGATTGTCAGTTGGAAGCGATTGTATAAACTTTCTCGTTTCATTTATAGTTCCGGCAGCAGTTGGAATGTAAAACTTTGAATAGGTCCAGTTCTTTGCCGGGTTACATGTTCCTAATATCTTTGGAGTTAAGTTATATTCATTTAATTTATATCTTATCCTTGATGTAACTATTTGCCATGCTTTAAATGATATTTGATTGCACTCATCTATGAAAGCTCCGGTTATTTCTAACGAACCTAAACTATCAAAGTTAGGATCAGCGGGATAAGAATATAAATCCTTTAATAATATTTCGCTTCCATTGGTCCAGGTAATCACTCCCGTTTGACTATTATAGTTATAGGAAGTAGATAGCTTTAAATTGGATGTAAGTTCAAAGAAAGTATTTAAAGTCGTTTCTTTTAAGGTCTTTAGCTTTGACCTACCCATTAGCCAACGAGTTGATGGATAGGCTTGACATTGTTCGATAAGCCATAAAACACCGAGAGCGGATTTGCCACCACCAGCAGCTCCGCCATAAAGTATTTCCTTTGTGATATTATCTTTAAGATAATAAACAGCGTGTTCTTGCTTAATTAATAATCTCATTTGGTTTTATTCCACTACCTAACGAAATAACGTTTGTAGTGATTTCACCGGAGTGTTCTGTTTGTACTTTATCGCCAAACATTTTAGGATAAAATTTAGCCATTTTCCATTTCAAAGTTTGCACTAAAGTATTATAAGTTGAAGCGTCAATTTCTTTTGCTAATAACATAGATCTGTAATCATCCATTTCATTTTCTAAAGCTTCGGCTTTGTCTTGCACACTGTTTATGTACAATGTTCGTAATTCATCGTTCTCACGCTTCCAACGTCTAAAAGTTGACCAGCTTGGATATAAGTTGTTTGAATCTAAAACTTTTATAATATTATCACCTTTTGCAACTAACTCGCAAATTTCAATACATAAATCAAAATTATATTCACTTGGTCTTGCCATATGTTTTTTTTAATACGTTAAACCTACCCTAAAAAAGAGTAGGTAAAGAGTAACTTTAATTTACTACTC